GTTCCGGGCTTTACCCTAGCACCACCACCTTTAGCCTTGCCCGCCTGACCGTAACTGACCTTCTTGCCAGTAGATGTGACTTTGACTTTGGCCTTGCCTTTCGCCGGCTTCTTGGTCGCCATTACCTGTGCCTCGCTGTCTTCTTGGCCACCTTTTTTGGTTGGCTTGAGAACTGCTTGCCCTTCTTGGTATCCGCTTTTTTCTTTCTGCTGGTCGCCGCATACTCTTTCGCGCTTAGCGACTTGATCGCCTTTTCGGGTAGATATCGCTCTCCCGTAGCCTTCTTGCCTTGGGTGCTAGGCTTACCGGACTTGGTTCGCCACTTCTGCTTGGTCCAGCTCTTCAGTGACTTCTGCGACTTCTTCAGCGCCATCAGTCTTTGTAGCCTCCGCCTTTTGCCTTGTACTGCTTGGCTAGCATTTGCGCTTTACGGGCACTCCACTGACCGGGACTGCCGCCCTTGCCGCCAGATTTTATCTGACTGAACAGGCGCTTCCTCATGGTCGGCTTGGTGTAGTTCCCGGCCTCGTTAACCTTTGACTTCGTTTTGCCGCCCGACTTGTAGTAAATCCGCATTAGCTGTACTGCTTAATAACCGTCAAGACAACGGTGTACACATCACCAGCACCAGCGCCAACCGTAGTAAAAGATACGTCTCCGGTCTTGCCTGAGCCTGCGTTGTTGGGGATTCCACTTACGTCTGAGAAGTCAACAGTATCTGAGTAATCGGCAGGGATTTCCCAAACCAATGCGTCAGATGTTGCATCATAAAAAATCTTAATGCCCATCCCGATAGTTGAATATCGAATAGACTCTATGTTGACTCCGGTGCAAGCAGACTTGCTCATCGGGTCTGCGCTGAGCGCGGATACGTCAACCTTCACGACAGCGGCCTCTCCGGTCCCATCGCTAATATTCGTAAACTTCAAGACAGCTTTTCGAGCACCGTCTTGGATTGTTTGACTGGTAACTGCGTCAGCCATTGTATCCTCCAATAAAGGGGGCCGAAGCCCCAATAATTAACCCGCAGATACAGTCAGCACACCAGAATTGCTATAAAGCTGGCCGGCAACCGATGGATCAGAGGTTGGCAGATCCTTGAAAATTACAACGCTGTTAGTTCCGTCGTGTGAAATAGAGATGTTCTCAGTAACGGTTCCGGTTCCAGACGCTTTGCTGATGTCTTGAAATCCGTTTTGTGACCGAACTGGTCCATCAAATGTTGTGTTAGCCATGTCAATCTCCTGTCTTGGCAAGTGTCTGAGTGTTCCACATGGAACATCAGTCAGGGGAAAAGGGGGCCGAAGCCCCCGTATTTATCAGGACGTGCCGGGTGATCCGTAGATTCCCAGAGGATCTGATACGCCGAAGCTGTATCGCTCACGAGCCTTGTACCGGACGTTGCCAGTATCAAAGTCGCCGTCCATTGAAGTCTCCAACGCTGTTCTGTTGAAGTGCTTCATGCCGTTCGGTACGTCGGTAATCAAGAAGAAGGCATTGGTATCAGTCAAGAAGTGATTGACTGAATAGCCTTCTGGGATTGACCCGTTGTTACGAAGGGCGTTGATGTCGTTGTCAGCCGTGCCAACCCGACCTTCAGTCTCAAGCAATCGAGTTGCTACAAACTGGAGCGAGGGTGGAACGATCAGACGACGAGGACGTGCCGCGATCAGCAGACCACGCTCATCGGTAAACGCCGCGATGTTAATCACTGCATCTTCCAAAGAGGTCTCATTCAGATCAGCCGCAACAGCAGGACGGTTAGCGTTAGTGCCACCGTTTACTAGCGGGTGAGCCGTGCTGAACAGCGTTACGCCGTCACCAGAGTTGTAAGACGTAAAGCCGTCGTTAAGCGGATTTGCCGACTTAACCTGCTTGGTGTGAGCCATAGCACGAGCCAGCGCCTTGGTGTAACGAGCAGACAAAGAGTCATACAAGTTATCTTCCATAGCTTCCTCAGTGATCGAGAAGCCGAGGGCGATAGTTTCGTGGTTATAGCGAGCAGTGAAGGATTCTTGTGCTGAGTCGTAACTGATGGCGGCGCCTTCAGCTTTGACCGGTGCGGCACCGAATCCAGACAACTTCACTTCTTCTTCAAACGAACGCTCAGATGATTCAGTTTCGTAAATCATCGTGTGCTCATCGTCGTAACGCTCATACTCCAGACCGAACAAGGCGTTCAGGCCGGGTAAAAGCTCTTTCAGCATTTGTGCGCGTGAAATAGCCATTGTTTATGCCTCCTTAAACGCCAAGTGCCGTATCGTATGCGTGGCTTCCGGGTAACCAAGTAACAATACAGTCGGTGAAAGAATCACCTACAGCACTGTCAGGCCCGTCAACAAAGTCTACGATGCGGAGTGGGAACGTGTTAGTGGTAGCAATTGTAGAAGCATCAAGTGCATTCTTACTGCGACCGATGGCTGTGGAGCCAGCAGTGCTAATTGCTTTTACGTTGTTACCAAGACCAGTCTGAGCGATAGATCCGTCGCCTTGCATTTGCATCAAGAGCTTGGGGTCATCACAGACGTAAGCCATAGCATCAGATGCTACAGTTGACGCAGGCCAGCTTTGGCTAAAGGTTGGTTGACCAGTGCCGGGATCTGTGTAAGAACAACCACAGAACACGCCAACAGTTCCAGCAACAGCCGCAGTCGTAACCGCCGCCTTCTCTACTGTTCCCGTAGCAACCAGTTTTACAAAGTCACCATAAAAAACGCCAGTGGCATAGCCAGAAGCAATTTTAATATGACGGACTTTCCCGGTGAAGGAACCGGAGGCACTTAGCGTACCTACGGGTTCTGCACCCATTGGAGTAGCTGTAGTAGCCATATCCTATCTCCTTAAAAGTTAACAGCCGCTTTGCCTTATTAGGCTAGTTGCGGCCAAAGGTTGTCCGAGTAGACCGCTCTGGGTTCAGAACGGGCATTCGGGGATCGTTTTGCTTGAGGAAGTTGTTATCCACAGACTCCATCTGGTTAGATGCCATTTGCTGGAAATGCTCTTCGCGGGCCTTCATCTTGGTCTCGGGCGCCTTGCATAGCAATAAGCCTCCGATCTCGATGTTGCCTTCAAAACGAGAGTCAATGTCTGACATTACATTTAGCTCTTGATGGTCTTCAGCCTTCACTGGAACCCATCCTTCCCTAAACTTCTGAGAGACATTGGTGTTGTCTGCGTGACCCAAGGTGCTGGTTCGTACCCACCGAAATACCCAGCCATCCTGTGGCTCGGGGGTCGGTAGCACGGACGCAGGCATCCATGAATCTGACGGACGTTGATCTTCCTCACGGGCCTGTGTATCCCGCTTTGTGCGCTCTTCTGCCATGATTATCTCTCCTTGAGTAATTGGTTGGCATATTGTTCGGGTGTAAGACCAAGACGCTTAGCGAGTGCGACTTGGGTGCGGCTCAACCTCACTTTGCGTGGTTTGGCGCCATTGTTCCTTGCGGAAGGAGCCACCACCACGGAGGGGCTTCGGGAAGTCGAGGAGACCTTACTCTCGGAGTCATAGGTCGAGCCACTACTCTCTTCACCAAAGTATTCTGGGAACTTGCCCTGTACTCGCCGGTCAAGTTCTTCATAGTATTCATCGCCTTCCGGGTCAAACCCTTCCTGACGAATCATTTTTTCGTGTACGCCATAAGCATACGCGGTCATTTCCATGTGGTCTTCTGACTGAAACCACTTGTTATTATCAGCCCAAGACATCGCTTTCTCACTGGGCTTTCTTATTTGTTGCTGAGCCTGCTGAGCCTGCTCTTGCTGTTGCCTATATGCTTGTTGTTGTTGAGCAAGGACCGCATCATCTGGCAACGGCTTTCGTTGCTTGTATTGATTGCTACGCTGAGCAATATTGCCAAGTTCATACTGAGCATGATTGAGGGCTTTTTGAGCCGCAATCTGATTGTCAGTGTTCCCTTCCTCAACCGCCTGACGGTAAGCCATCTCTGCCTGAGCAAGAGCCATTGTCGCCCGTTGCTCTGACTGATTGATTAACGTGCCTTCCCCTTGATGGAGGATACGTTGGAGGTTGCGATTCTGCTCTGCATACTGCTGAGCAACTTTAACCGCCTCTTCCCGCAAACGCTCTGCGTCTTCACGCAAGCGCCGTTCTTGATGTTGGTCATAACGGAGCTTATTAATTCGCTTCTTGACCTTATCGCCATAGCCCTGAAGCTCGTCATCGTTATCGTCGCCAGCAGGTTCCTTTGACTTCGCAATTGGTTTGCGGTCTTCGGGTTCTCTGTCGTCAACAACCTCGATGTCCATATTCGGGTCGGAGCTACCCTCGTTCGGCTTAGTGCCGATCTGGGTTCTGACACCAAGGAATCTCTCCTCGTTTGTCATGGACTCCTGTTCCGCTTCCATGTGATCTTCGCTCATGCTTTTTCAATCCCCCGTGGGTCGTCAACTACAGCCTCTACGCTGTCATCGTTGATTAGTCGAAACTCCTTACCATGCACCTTGAATCTAGTGCCGCTATAGGACCGCATCAATACCCAGTCACCCTCTTGACAATAGGGGCCATTGGGAAATCGCTTTTCGTCCTTGTAAGCATCTGCTCCCACCTTGAGCACAAAACCGCAAATGGAACCAACCTCTTCCACCTTGAGTGTTTCATACGCCTTGATGATGCCGCCTTCCGTTTTTTCGTCGGGGGCGGGCAGAGCGATAAGTAATTTATAACCTTTGGGTTCTGGAAGCTGTTTGGCCTTCTCTGGCTCTTCCGTCATGTTCACATCCTTGCACCGAAAACTGGCGTTCGGAGTCGCCTTGCATTGCGTTACGCAACGAAACTATTCTTGATCCATCCTTTTGTTTAGATCAAGAAGCTCTCGCTCGGCATAGGCTAAGCCTTCTATGATGCCGGTACATCGAGAGTAATCATTCATGTCCCTGCAACCACCGCCAGCGATGTGGTCCGTTACCTCATTCATGTGGTCTCGGAGCATCGTTTGTAGTGCAGATAACAAGTTATGGGAAGCGCGTTCAGTCATTGTCGAGTAG